CCCGAATTCATTGTAGTACTTGATACCACCTGCAAAATAGGCCGCATACTTAGAATTACCGATACTACCCAAACAATTATTAATCCAAGTAATAATGCTCTGCTTATTTCTAGGCTGAGTTCCCTCAGAATAATGGGTAGTATATTTAGGTACTTCGATGTAATAGGTATATTCTTGCAATTCAGCACACATATCTTTAGCAGCCTTATGTACTTTTAAAACATCTTGATCTGTTTTCAGATGTTGATGAATATGAGAACAAGCTAGCTGATAAACATCTGTATAATCTTTTACCAAATCCAGAGAAGCAATCCATTCATCTGCAGTTGGGTCAGCACCAGCAGTACCCAGTGTACCATTGAACATAGTCTCAGTAGTGGTTGCTTCTTTACCTCCAACTTGGATAGTTAGGGGATTCTCGGTTTGATCAATTGAAGTCTGAAGCCAAGCTACCAGGTTTTCGAAAGACTTAATCTTATCGGTAGTGGTTACCATCTTAGGTTCCAGGTATGCAGAATTACTAGCAAAGTTGCTTAAAGCCAGGTAATCTACAGAAGTTTTATTCTGAGCATCCTTAGTTTTATAAGTAATTACCGGACCTGATTCCAGGATAGAACCATTGGCATCATATATGTTATAAAAGATGGTATTCACTGATTTAGAAAAACCTACTTTAAAGGTTTCTCCAGAACCAATAGGATCACCATACCCTTTAGTTACCAAACCAAAGCTTACATTAGTACCTTCAGAAGTAAATTTCATTACTTCAGAAGCTTGAACTTCTCCAGGTATAGCAGAAGCTAATTCAATCTCATCTTCTTCTAATACTCTAGAGTCTTCTGCTTTAGTAATGGTACCCTTTTTAGCACCTGCTCCCAATACACGAATAATTCTTAGCTTAGAACCTCCTACTAAAGCTTTCTCTATGTTAGATACAGAACCATCAGGTACAATCTCTTTACCAAATATTCTTTGGAATTGAGAGAAAGAAGTGATTAATTCTGAAGGATCATCATAGGGACCTTTTTCAGTTCTAGCCAAGAAACATGATACTCCTAAAAGAGGAGTAGTCTGTTGAACATTGTTGTTCTCGAATTTAAAAACAACGCTTGGTGATTTTGACATATCCTTGTGTTTTATAGGTTATACATTAATTTAATTAATACCAGTAAGTATCGTTACCTTACTGGTATTATTAGAAAATTAATCCTCTTTATTCTTAAATAAACCTCCGATAGCCTTAATCACATCATAGAAACCACATCCTGATAAACCAGCAGCTAATCCATAAATTAATACCTGGTAGAAAGGATAGTTTTCCAATAATGGTGTAAGTTGTAATCCCCAAGCTATAAGACATACAAGAATACCTACTAAGGCAGATATACCAATCTTAGCAAGTTTGTTGTCTTTGATAGCTGGGATTACCTTTAGTATCTGAGTAACCAAAGATGATACCAAAGTTACTATACCCGTAAAGGTACCCAGATTGATTACGAACTCTGAACCAGTTGAAGGTTCTACTTCTGCAGCAAACAATGACACTGGTAAAATGAGTGCCATCAGCATAAACACTAACTTTTTCATTTTAGTAAATTTTTGAGTTAAACATGTATATTGAGATTGAGCATCTCCTCGTCCTTTTGGTATTCTGGTCCTAGTAAAAGACTTATATCTTTTATAGGTATTAGATCCCCCATTTCTACCAGTTTTTCTGGTATAATACCATCCTTACATACATATTGGTATACCTTTTCCAATAATCCATGGGATTCATCTGGATGGTCATAGAAATTACCAATCTCTATAAACAGATTCCCAGTAGGAGCTATCCTACCTTTATCCCATTCTTCTAAATCATTGAAGTAAGGTCTTATATATCCCCTAGTGGGTAATGCTTCATGAAGAATAGAGTGAAGTAATCTCATATCATTCTGAGTAGTTGCTACCAGATGAATATCGATAGTGATATCCTTGGTTTCATACGGGAACTCTGACATCTGATAATTGCCTGCCTCTAATTTATCTCCAATGATATATTTCTCTACTCCAATATCTCCAGGATAATAAGCAGTGCTTTCTATAGTTATCCTTGGACAAGTTTTAGGACCTCTTACCTGGTTATTACCTATACCAAATAAGTAAATGAACTTATCTATTGCTTCTTTATCTTCTTGGAATCTCTTTTCATTCTCTTGTGATAAAGGTAAATAATCCTCAGGATTAAGTCCCATCTTCTTTTCTAAGAGAACATTCAATAAGCATATATAAAAGGTTCTCTCTACTATCTCTTGTGAATTTACCATAATTACCTCCTATCTTATTTTCATTACATAAGCCAATACATAATAAGGAGGTCTATTCTCATGAGCACTACCTCCACCAGTTGGCTGAGTATAAGCTGAATAATCCGAATCTGGTATTTTATGATTAGGGAATGGTCTATTGTTTCCGTTGTCTCCCCATTTCTCCTCTTTAAATGTAATCTTATGACTATGTGGTGGTATTTGGTCTAAAGTAAGAGTTACTAAGGCCTGCCCACCAGTATTACCAATACGTTCGTATTCATAATTTCTTGGATCATATCCTACTACAAATCTACCTCTTAAGTCTGGAACACTTATATAACCAGCTTTAGTAGAAGCAGTATTATACTTATCTCCAATAGCTTTATATAATTCTGGGTATTCTGCTATACTTACTTGACTTCCATCACAAAGTACATAACCTTCAGGAACTCCAGAACCAGACCATAATTGGATAAGACCAATATCCCCTCCAGCAGTGTTCTCTTTTTTACCCTGTCTACAAGTTACAAATACAGTTTTACCTGATTCATCCTGTATGAAAATTACTTGGCCAAGTTTATCATTATGAGTATTATCGTTTAAGCTCATGATAAGAGTAGTACCAGAGCCAGATACATCTCCCGAGTTTTCCCTAGTATAATTTACATTAACTGGATCACCAACTTTCTTTCCATTGATTACCATTTGTTTAGTAGATACAATAGTAACCTCTTTACTTTCTCCTGTAGGCTCAAAGTATAATTCAGTGGGTGAAACTCTGAAAGTGTATTCATAATTGCCTTCCCCTTTCTTGTGGATAAGCTTTACTTCTTTAGTTGACCCATCTACAGCTTCTACTGTTAATATCTGAACTATGTCTTTGTCCGTAGCATTCTTTTCTTCTGGTGTTACCGTTATAACGGTCCTACCTGAACCTTGATTCTTGCTTATAGTAAATCCCATTATCTGTGTTTCCTTATTTCTTTACGAAGTTCTCTTACTATAATTTCCTTAAGAACCTTCTTACCACCTATTTGTTCGAAAGCTGGTGCCCATAAGGGTCTTGGAGGTAAATTACCACCTCTAGAACCATACTCTAACATGATAGCTACTTGGTTCAATGTTCTTTTACTAGTCCTATCACCCTTTCTGGTTTTCTTAAGGTTAGTAGGTATACCTACGTAAGTTCGATTCTTCTGTTTTACTATTTGTACTGATCTCAAATACTGACCCGTATACTTCAAAAGGGTATGCTCTCCATATCGTTTAATAGTATTAGCAGAGTGAGGATCCCAATGAGTTCCTCTTGGAGGAGTACCCGTTCTTAGGCATTTTTTCACAAGTCTGAGAAGTTGATTGCCGAATTTCTCAGTAGCTCTATCATAAGCATTCCTCATGATAGAAGGAGTTTCTGCAATTAACCTCTCAGCTCTAGCCTGTTCTTTTGGGTTAGTATATATCTGTAAGTCTCCCAAGGGAGTACTTATAGTTATATTTACTGACTTACTTGCCATCTGGATTTTCCTTCGGTTTATTCAAGCCAAGTGAATCCATCATAAGGTTTATGGCTTGCTGTTGTGATTGTAATACTGATACTACATCTTTCCTGAATGAAGCGAATTCTTCATTGAATTGACTACCATTAGTGGGCCCCTTGTTTTCAAACATAGCAAGGATATTATCGCATTCCTTTATTATGTTCTCGTATTTACCTACATTATTAATAATACCAAGAGCCTGTGACCTTTGCAATGATACTTCGTTTACAATATTACTTCCAATTAGAGTGTAGTACACATTGTTATAAATACCCTCATTCCCATCCGAAGGTAAATATACTGTTACTGTACCAATGGAATCTTGAAGAACAATTTCTATAAGATTAGAAAAGCCATCACCATTTTCATTAGCTCTGGGTTTACTTTCTCCTACCTTTACTACTTTAGCTCGGTCAAAGATTGGGTACATTGATCTTCTGTCTCTTTCTAGAGTAAAGACTGAATCTCCTCTTTGTAATGATTTAAATTTCATTTCTTCCATACTGTATTATTTTTATTGATTAGACTTAATCCCATTTGAACCATACTGGGATTCTGTTTCATAAATTCTACTAGGTTCAAGAAATTATAGTATCCATAGATATCTATCAGTCTTTGTGCTTCATCCGCTACTCTCTTTGCTACTTCTAAATTAGGAGCCGGTAGTTGCATTTGGAGAGTAAAGGTTTGTAGTTTATTATCTTCTTCCATGTTTCTTACTAGATTAAAACGAAAAAAGGGAAATACCCACTACAGGTACCTCCCTTTTCCCTAATCAACTTTAATAGAAATTATGAAGTTTTATTACCTAAAGCCTGTACTACCGAGTTAATAATGTTTTGATCTCTTTGAGCATCAACTACTCGATTCAGTCTAGCAATTTCTTGGTCTTTTGCAGTGTTCTCAATCAGACACTTAATCTCTTGCTGGCCTTTCATTACCTCGCAATGATTACGTTCTGCCTGAAGAGCTAATCTGTTTTCGGATTCTCTAACTAAGCTCTTAATTTCACAGCAGCAATTTGACTGTTGATGTTCCATCTGGCAAAGACGATCCATAACCCGATTGAACCCTGCTCCCATTTGATCACGAGAATCCCGGATATCAGAATTAGTCTTATAACCAAGATCACAAAGGCCACGTTCAGTAGCAAAGCGATTGTTAAGTACTTCTTTACCTACACCCTCTACTTGTCTAGAAACTCCTGCAACTTCAGAAGTAACTCCACGAGCAGCATCAGATATGTCTTTGTAAATACCAGCTTTTGCTTCCTGAACAGTAGATTCCACTTTTTGGATATCAGCTTTTGTGTCATTGATTTTGTCCCACACAGAAACTGCAGCAGCACCAAAACCACCACCTACTAAAGCTCCACCGACAGCACCCCAACCGGAGCCCCATCCTCGATTATTACAACATTCATCACTATAACGATTATGATCCGCAACCACTACAGTACCTTCACCAGATTTAACTTCCATAATGATTTAGTTTTAATTAAATTTATCTATCAATAAATGTACTAGTGTTGTGTTTAGGATTAAATTGTCTAGGTGGGCCAAGAAACATCCCAATGATGGGTATTATTCCCCTCTTCAATCCTAAAGTTACCAATTGATAACCATAAACCTCTTACAGAATTATAGGCCAATACATAAACATTATCTCCAATCCCTCTATCCTTAGTAGTACTTTGAATAGAATTCACAGTTATTTTACCTTCTACTGAGTCCACTATAATACCCTCACGTATTAAGCTCATATCATACATAAAGTCAGAAGTATGAGGTATATTAGCCGTATCAAATAATCCCCACGTATCTTGATCATTACCATTTAAAATATTTAAACTTAATTCCAATCTGAAATTATTATTTTTAGCTTCTTGAACTATTGTCAGAGTACAAGTTTTACCAGATTCCCCTTGAGTAAAGGTAATAATTCCTGTTCTAGATGAACTACTGTTATTAGTGGCTACCTTATATGTAGCCCCAGCACCTGAACCAGATATAGTAATCCAATCCACATTAGAAGATAAAGCCCAATTAAGGAATTGATTACCATTCTTCCTAGAATATACTCTTACAAGTCTATTGTATGATGAATCTGAACTTGGCCAACCAGAATAAGTAAGAGAAGTACTCAAAGAATCCCCCGAGTTTTCCCTAATACCAAACTCATAAGTTGAAGCACTCTGTTGTACAGTTTGTACTAACTCTCTATCTAAGCCATTAGGTTGATTAGCTCTGGTTGTAAGAGTTCTGCTTGCAGGCTTTGAATGCTCAGGTATGGTAATAGTTACTTTAAAGTAATAACCACTCACATTAGTAATAGTTTCGGTTACTCCGGATGGCAAAATAAGAGTAGGTTTAATAGCTTCGGTAGAACTTAAAGAACCGTTAACATATCTAGACCTATAGCTTTTTATATAAAAAGAAATATTACCTCCTTTACCTTCAACAGTACCAATGGATAAAGTACTAGTTTTATAACCACTATTCTGTTGAGTACTATGTTCAAATACTATACCGCTACTAGGATAAGTTACCTCAGCCGAATTCTGTGTAATGGTTAAATATACAGGAGTTGCCGTATCGTAAGTAAACTTAATCTTAAAAGTTCTAGGTGATGAGTTAGGGTTTGGTGCTACACTAATACTACATCCACTAGAACTTTTACCAGAGATGGTAATATCAGATGAAGTTCCCTCAACTACTTCAGCCGAAGTATAAGTAGAACTAACATTTTCTACATAAGTTCCGTTTATATATTTATCATAATTGGCATTTACTGTCAACCTAAATTCTGAACCAGTTCCAGGTACATTTTTAGTAGTTGGGTATATAGATAGGTGATCTACATAGGTTACTTGACCTCCTTCCTGAGAAATTGAGATAGTCTGGTCTGTAGCAGTTGGGAAATCGAAAGTAACCGTAAAATTTCTAGCAGAACCACTATTACTTGGGATAGAAATACTATTACCACTAATAGAAGCCGGACTAGAAACTCTTACGGTAGCAGTTTCTGATTCTGTATAACTACTACCTTGACCATTCCAAGTATAAGTTCTACTTGCACTCTTAGCAGTTACATTAGATTGACCTCCACTGTAACTGAAAGAAGTTTTATCTACTCTACAGTTATAACTCCATGAAGAATAAACTTTTCTACCTGCTGCCTGGGTAAATGTTGCCTGTAGGGTTTTACCCGAATACTTCTGAGTCCAAGTTACAGTGATTGATTTACTATTAGTAGATGTATTGTTGGGTACTATTCTACCTTTATTACCGTCGTAATCTGTAGTATACCAAGAACCTTCCGAAGTTTTAGTGACATCATTCGCCAAACTTTGAGAGATAGTAGTATTAACACCGTTTACTTGCTTAACTCGACTAGAAGCATATGAACCAAAGGGGTATGTACCTCCAGTAGCTGGAGCATTAAAAGAAGGATTACCATTCGGATCCCACTGGAATGTATAAATCCATTGCTCGGCATTGATATCCTCTAACTTGACACATTCATTGTTACCATAGCTAGCAGCATTACTAATTACAATAACCTTGTCAACATTGGAGTCCTTACCATTATTGAGTGCTAACAACTCAGCCTTGGTAGGGCACTCATTAGAGGTCTTACCAAGGCCGGTCTTATTCAGAATAGCACTCCAAGTTGCTATTTCTGCCATATTACTTATTGTTTAATTGTTTCTTAAAGTCTTCGAATTCTTTTCTCAATAACTTAACTCCTTCGAGAGCCATGACACTGAGCATTTCATATTCTACTACTTTTACTTTTACATATTCCTGACCATCTTCTCCGACGAAAGTTTCGAATCTAGATTGGTTAGGTACTTGAGAAGCAGGTATGGTATTCTCGGATACCAACAGAGGTTCAATTTCCTCTAAGCTCTGAGCAATAGTTCCCACTTGGTATTTACCATTCATCTTGAAGTGAACTGTAGGTATATTACAGATTTGGTCCAGAGTATGGTTCAAATTCTCTACTTGAGATTTTAATCTACCATCTGATTCCTTCCAGAAACCAGAAGCTGCAGTAGTTTTAGCAAATACTACTTGGTCTGTAGTAGCCAATCCTAATTGAGCTCTAGTTACATTATGAGGATTATCCCTTCTGTTTGCATGGGTACTTAAGTCGGTCTGAGCTTTTGTACCTGCAGCCTTAGCATCTGCAATAGCAGTAGCTTGAGCAGTAGATACTGGCATATCTGCTGGAGCTAAGTTCTGTACATTACCTAAACCTATCTGAGCTTTGGTTACATTGTGAGGGTTACTCTTATTGCCAATATGAGCATCTAAGCTTTCCTTGATTACTTTGTCAGAATCCTGGATTAATTTCTCTAATGCAGTTTTAGCAGCATCAGTATAAGCCTTAGCTTCATTCAAAGCATTGGTAATATCTCCATTCAGACCAGAGTTAAGTTTATTGAACATCTCCCGAGTCAATACTCCAGCTCGATTAGCATTAGCAGCTAAAATTTCTAATGTCTGTGTAGTAGCTTCACCATATACTCCATCAGCTTTAGTAGATTTACTAATCTGTACCCAAACTTTATCCGTATTCTGAACTACTCCTTTACCAGAAATTATAATAGTACCCGGGATAGAATCAAACAGTTTCTTATCTGCTGCAGTTTGTACACCTGCTAAGTCTTTGGTAGCAGCTGGGATAGGTTGATTATAAGTATTTACACTTGCAGTATTACCAAAATCTGAACAATCGAAATTTAATCTAACTTCGGTAGCATTTCTAGTCCAAGCTCTGTCATCCTTAATATGAGAATAAAACTTTAGATTATCACTCAGAGATTTTCTCCAATCAGCTAAAGCTTTACCCTTACCTCCATCATAAGCAGTACCAGTAACTTCTCCAAGTATCAGTGAAGAAGTATTACTATCTACAAACTGAGTACCTGACCAACGGAATTGATAAGAGGGTTCATCCTGGGTAATATTCAAATATATCTTACCTGATTCTCCAGTAATAGGATTAGCATGATCTGGGTCAGAATATAATTTAATATTGCTCAGCTTTCCAGTTTCACTGACATCATAAGTAGCATAAACTTCGATAACATCATCAACATAAGAAGGCAATTGACTAGAGGGTACTAATCCATTACCATCCAAAGATGCAAATCCCTTAGC